ACTCTGTCATATTCAGTTTTAGTGATGTTTGATTCAAAAATTTTGTATATTGATGCTAGTATCTTATAATTTGATATTGGAGATTTTACAAATTCATCAATATTATAATTTGCAGATATTTCTTTTATTAAGTTGTATTTTTCCTTTGTTAACTTTTTTTCATCCAATCGTTTACGAGCCTCACATATAGTATCTATGAATTTTTGAGCTTTGGTTTCGGAATTGTATTTTTCGTTCAATAGAAATTGATAAAGCTTTAACTCTTTTGATAACTCTTTTTTGTTGTTAAAGTACTCTTTTAGGATTCTTTCTGCCGTTTCTTTGTTATTAGAAAGAATATCCGCAGTTACTTGTCTAACAAGTAATTCAAACAGAAATCCTGTATTTTTGAATTTAGAGTGTTTTATTTTTTTCATTAGAAATCAATTTCTATTGTATAAATATATCTTTATATTACTTTATTTCATTTTATTCTCTTCTTCTTTCAAAATCATACGTTTTTTACCCTCCATATCCCTAAATATTTCATCATATTTGTTTCTGGACTTGTATTTTTTTGTATCTTCCTTCCTTTTTAGAGTTTTGATACCTAGTGGATCTCTTCCCATGGGGTGGTCATCTTTACCATAACGAACGGGATCCTTCGGTCTACCTATGGGCCCATCTTCTGCTAATTCTTCTTTTATTTTCTGAATTTCTTCTTCTACATTTGTAGGTGCATCAGTTCCTGTTGGTTTTGCTGGATCTACTCCTTCGTTTTCTATTTTATTTAATCGGAATGTTTGTTTGGTATCATCCAAAACATCAAGAGTTTGTTCATCTTGCTCGTCTATAGCCATACCCATTACAGCGCTATACATCCATTTTTTGGAAAACATTTTAGTTCTTTGCATAGATTCTATAAGGGAAACTTTAGATGTATACAGTTCAATTTTTTCTTGCTCGTATATTTTTGAAGGTATTGTTAATTCCAAAGTAAAATCTGTTAAAGATGCGTCCTGAATACCTTGTGTATACAAATGAACTATAGCAATTTTAGTTAATTCAGAAACGATAACTCTCTGAATTCGTTCAATTGTTTTAGCAAACCTTACATCCTGTGCGGCAAGTGTTGCTTTACCATTTACATCTTCCTCATATCCTATAAATGCTTTAGGTATCTTTAGCGATGCCATTAACTTTCCCTTTAGATAGTTAATATCATCAACCATATTATACTCTAATCCACGCAAATTATCAATACTAGTTCCGCTATCACTACCACGAACCGGCAAATAATAGTCTTCAATAAGGTTTTGTATATTATACTTTAAGTTATAATCACCGGTTTTTTCATCAACAAAAGGAGTCTTTTTGCTATTGTTGATTATTTTTTGCATGTATTGGTCAACTTCGGTTGGAGGAATGTTACCTACATCAATCTTAAAAATACGCTTTTCCGGTGCCCTCATAATACGATGAATTAACATCGCATCTTCCATCAACATCAATTGTTTCCAAACTCTACGACATCCCTCAATCATTGATTTTCCATAAGGAAGGAAATTAGAATCAGAATAAAGACGGAAATGTGCTATTTCATAATTATCATATTCTCTTTTTTGTGCAGATAACCCTACACCCATTCCATTTATTCCATATGGATTTTGATAAGGTGCGTATACGAATTTAACTAATTGGGGATTACTATCGTCAAAATTTTCTATTCGTGTTGTTTCATATACAGACAATGGTTTAACATCAATGATTCCAATTTCTGGAGATATTTCTAATTGAAGAAAAAGGTCTCCGTACTTAACTAAGTTACGAGTCCAAGGCCATAAATTAAATTCTATATTCAGAACATCATAAAAAAGATTTTCAAGTATTTGTTTGATGTTATCATCGGGATGATGTATTCTAAGAATATTACCATGCTCATTTTTAGCAGTACATTCGTCAGCATATAAATCTATAGCAGAACTTATTATTGGGTCCTGATCCATAGAATCATAATCTCTGAACAAATCTATACGAACTTGTTGATATGCAATTGAAGATTCAACCAACCCAGAATGCTGCGTAACTTTTAATTTTAAGAATCGGTCTACAAGGTTAGTTGTTACTTGTTGGTATTCATCCGTATCAATTACTTTTCTACCTTTAGGTGTTTTTCTTACTATGGTATTAGTTGAAAATAACTTTTTTAACCTTGTGAATATAGGATTTGTCGGTTTTTTGTCTGCCATTTTAGTTGTGTTTAATCAATTAATATACAAAAAAATTTTGATATCACCATTTACGGCAAGACCAATAACGAGCTTTATGTCTTGGGCCAGGATTATCACAATTGTGACGAGCCCTAAAGGATTTTCTCTTATTTGGATTTGATTTTTTTATTCTCATATTAGGGTCTCCAAAATTAACTTTGACAACATTTCCTTTTGGATTTTTAACATACACTTTGAATTTCTTAACATCACCTTGCATAGGTTTACCAAGTTTAACTTGTCTACCCTGATATTCTGCTTCATATACGCATCCACAACCAGCTTCTGCAAGTTCGGTTTTATATCCTTTTATGAATTTAATGAAATCAACCATATCATCATAGTTGTCAACATCATATTCCTCATCGGGTTCAACCGAACCATAATTTATTTCATCGTCACTATCTCTTCTTTCAGGATGATTCAATTCTTCATGATTTTCTTTTATGGGAACACAATTTGGAACTTCCTTTCCATTTTTTGTTTTAGTTCCTACCATTTCATAACCTTTCCAACACGGATTTTCCATTTCCTTCATTTCTTGTCTAACAAGCTCTTGAATTAGTTTATTTAATTTTTTATTCATAGTGTTATGTTGTATATTGTATAAATATAAAGAATTTAACCAAGTAACCAAGTTAATGATTCTTTTTCACCTTTTCCATTTGTCATTTCATATGGATTGGTTACCAAATGCTGTCCAGCATACATTGGAATATGCTTAGCTACATGTGCAGAACTAAGCATATTTTTTGTTAAGTCAACACCTTCTTGCCTTAATCGTAATGCGGTGTTCCGAACCCAAAGACCGATTGCCATTGCCATTGTTAAGTCGTCATTGTATCCTTTCATTGCTTCTGCTCTTCCGGCATTCCAAATGAAAGTAAATAATTCTTCAATTAGGCGAGAAGAACGAATGAGTATGTCTTTGTTATTTATATATGTGTCCAAAGATGAAATTATGAGCGGACGAGTTTTAGATGTAGTTGAAAATCCAGCAATCATCCTTTTTTCTTCACGATACCATTTATTGGTAACTTGCTTTTCAACATCAATATACTTTAGGTCATCACTCATATAGAATAGATTTCCGTATCCTCTATCTATAATTTGCTGAATCGTTGCCCATCCTATGTTTGAGTTTTCTACCACAAGCAATGCATTATTGTATTCCGTTGCTAATGCTGTAAGAAAATTGCCAAAGTCTTTAGTATCTAACTTACCACGATATTCCGCAACTTGTGAGCTATCTTCTATGTCTATAACTTGTGCGGTTGAAAAGTCACTACCATCACCACGAGCAACGTCCGCTACAACCATATATTGACGATTGTAATTCGGATGTTCCCATACCCATAGGTTGCCATCAAATCCTCTCTTCTCTACCGGCTCCATCACATAAGTTTCTTTATACCACATTAGGAGTTGCGGGTCTATTACGGTATCACCGGAACTTACGAAGTCACAATCACATTCTTGAGCTGCGCCTTTTATTCCTAATACCCTAGTCTGTTCGTCTCTCCATTCCTGATTTCGTTCGGGGTGGCAAGTCCAATGTAGTCGGATGTTGTTAAATCCGTTTGTTCCGTTTTCACCCTCAACCCACATCTTATGAAACCAGTTACCTACACCATTAGGAGTTGAAAGAACAATTGCCGAACCACCCGTTGAAAGAGTTGATTGTGCCGACAACCATATTTCATCAATGTCTCTAATAAATGCTGCTTCGTCAACCACTAGGAGTGATAGTGCTTCCGAACGACCTGCGTCTGGAGAACTTGCAATTGCTTTCACTTGTGAACCATTTTTAAGTTTGAGTGAGAGTTTGTTATCTTCTACTGATGCGTTGTTTCCATCTCGTAACCATATCGGAAGTAGGTCGTGCATCACTCTTACCTTCTCTACAAGGTTCTTTGCTACCGTTACTTTTGTCGCAATAACAAGTGCGTTAAAGTCTTCGTTGAATAACATCTTCCAAAGTATGTATCCTGCGGAAAGAGTTGAAAGACCAAGCTGACGAGATTTAAGAATAATGTTGAAACGATTATCTTTGAAATCGGTCATACATTGTTCCTGAAATGGATACAAATGAAATGGTATCTTTCCTCGTGTCGGATGCTGAATGACACAATACTTTTTCATAAAATGAATCGGGTCTAACGCACATCGGCGATATTCATCTGCGATTATCTCTTTTAGAGTTTTCTGTGGTTGACCTTGTACTGCCATTATTTTACGATTAGTTCTGGATGATTCAGTTCGGTTAGTTTTTCTTCAAGTGCTACTTTCCTTTCCGTTAATTCAGATATTGCTCTGTTGGCTTCTTCCAAATCCCTATCAATATCCTTTTTAACCTGTTCAACATCAATATCCCATTTCCAATTTTCAATTTCACCATTCTCGTTGACAAATGAAAGTTGTTCCTTAATGTCTCCATATGCGGCTTCACATCTTTCCTTTAATTCTTTGGCATATGCAAGTTGATTACGTGTTATCTTATAATCCTCATAAAATGGATATGTACCATCTAAACGCAAGTTGTTTTCAAAAAGGCGAAGACATTCTAAACATAACCCAGTTTTTCTGATTAATTTTTTATCCGCGTTTGAATAGATTTTGGTTTCGCAATTTTCAGATGAACAGGTACTTAATTTTTGTAAATATTGTCTGACTTCATCCATCTTATTAACAGACATTCGGTATCCATCTTTTTGTTCCCAAGTTGTTCCGTTAACATCTGTCCAAACTTCTCCTACTTTTTTCTTATCAGTTTCACCCTCATAACCATGAACTCTTTGATTATTATCATCCCTACCAAATGCGACATCAATTATTTTTTTACGAGTCGGGTGGATGAAATTGTTTTTTTCTTCAAATGATTTTCTCTTTGCCATATTAAAAATTTATAACTTTTCCAAATATACACTATTGTTTTAACATATCCAAAATCTTTTTAGAATACGCATCATAAGGGTCGGAAGTTTCTTTTATCTCTATCTTATCTTTATGCTTATCTTTTTCAAAATCGGTTTGTAATTTTTTAGGTTGGCGTAAAACTCTGTCAACATCATAACTTGCTGTCTTGTATGACATCATTTCTTCATCAGATGCAAATATATTATCTGCTTCAGGAAAATCGGTTTGTATCCATCCTCCATTCTGAAACCATGGGTCTTTTTTATTTGCCCCATCGCCTGCGTTTAATACTCTTTTTCTACCCCGTTGCAGCCATTGACCATCATTATCATCCGTAAGACCGGTTGATGCCGTTAGTGTACTACTTTCTTCTATCTTTTCTTTTGCTATTCTGAATGTTGCCGCAGGTCTTCCATTAATAGTTGGCATTCCGTGGTCATCTTTTCCGATATTCTTAATAGTAATTCTTTTATTTTTGAATTTACCAACGAGTACATCATCGCCCTTATCTACAGGTATATTTATATCTTCATTTTCTATGGTTTCAACTTCATCTACTTTTTTTTTAAATGAATTAATTGATTCTAAATAAATAGTCTTATTATTTCTACCATATTCTCTTAGTAGTATACCTGCTATAGAATTTGCTTTATTCTCAATTGGTGATCCAGTTTCTCCATCTTTTTCTGGATTCCTAATTAGTCCCAATTCATCTTGTTTTAAGTGAACCATTTCATGTGCCAATGTACGGAGAATATCTGCACCCAAACGATTTTTAGTTTGGACTACTATCTCTTTTGTAGATGGATTGAAACCACCTAATGTTGAGGCCTGCTCAGCCATTTTTGTATTATTTAATAACTTAATCTTTGGTGTTTCTTTTAGATTTAATCTTCTAGTAGCAAAATCTACAAAATCTTTTATTGTTTTAGCTTTTGAATAAGTTAAAGCCGTTTCGTTCAAAGTATTCAGTAAATCATTTCTCTTTTCTGTATTTTGTTTAATTTTTTTTAACTTATTTTTCTTTTTATAATCTCTAAGGCTTTGTAATTTTTGTTGAGGTGTCATTTTATATGTTTTCATCCTCTCTAATGTAAGTCTGACAAGCTTCGTCATAAACTCTTTATTTTTATTAGGGTCATTACTCTCATTCAATGAAATAAGACTTTCCAATATACCAGCAGTAGCTACAGTTAATCCCGCTCCTATTGCCCCAGCACCAAGTGCATTACTCGCTCCCATTATATCTAATACAGAATGCTTTGCAACATCTTTTGCGGTATGTGCCGCAACATGAGCCGCAACTTCTAATACACCATGTGACGCCCCACTTGAGGCTGCAACTTTGGCTCCACCCCACGCAGCTAGTGTGGGGCCGGCCATAACACTCGCAGCTATTACAGTAGCTTCTATGGCAGTGTGTTTCAATGCATGGCCCTCTTCATGAGATTGATGATGTGAGTGTTCAGCTGCATGTTTTTGCTCCGGAGTAAGATTATCATCCCAAACCGGTACTTCTTCTGTTACTGGCCTACCAAGCCAATTCTTTTTTTGCTGTGGTTTGCCATCCTTATCCAATGCATTTCCTTCTTTATCAACTTCTGATCCTTCGGCATCATAGTATTTGTCATCTTTTTTGAAATAACCAGATTCTGGATCTATATCGGACCGTGTAAATCCAATAGCCTTTCCTTTTAATGCGGTGAGGTTGTCATCATCTGTACCCGCTCCTAAATCTGGTTTTTTACCTTTTTTATACACAGGCTTTTTTTCAACCATTCGTTTACCATTTTCATCACGTTTTTGATAATCCGTATAATGAACATCTTTACATTTACTATCATCTTTTGGTTCATCTTGCTTCGGCTTACCATCTTTTCCTAAACTTTTTAGATATTTCTGTCTTGATGCGGCATCCTCTTCAAGCCCCATTTTTTTCAAATGATTAGTACGCTCTATTGCTTCTGCAATTTTCTCTAGTTCAAACAAAGTTATAGATACTTCGTGCAATTCTGTCAATCCTCCTGTCATATTTACGGGAGGTTCTGACTTTTTTGGTGCTCTAGCTCCCTGTCCGGGCGCATGTGGGCCCGGAGGAGCTCCGGAACAATCTTTTGTAATTCCCAGTGACGGACCTCTACCGGATGCTATTGATTTTGCCGCGGAACGTATACCTCGGCCTGTATCCGCAAACTGCTGTCCTTTTTTTGCTAAAAATCCACCAACCATTGTATCTTGTGAAAATTTTTGCCACCAACTTCTATTGTTAAGAGCTTCATCTATGGCAGCTGCTTTTTCTTCATCAGGCACTCCATCCAAAAATTCATATGCTTGCTGCTCGTCGTGACTTAAATCATGCTTTTCATGAGCAAGTTGTGCCGTAGCTTCTTCATCTGTTAAATTTTCAGATGGAGTGTCTTCGTTTGCCTTTGCTTGAGATGGGCTAATAGCGGGCGTTTCTGCACTATCTTCGGTTCCCGGTTCTGCGTCTTTTTCTTTTCTTTTTTCTGCGTCTGTAGCAAGATCAGCTTTTCCGCTTAATGTTTGACTTTTTTCTTTTTCTTTTTCTTCTGGACTTTTTTCAGGCTTTTTTTCAGCTTCTGGTTCTCCTTTTTCCTTTTCTTTTTCTCCGGGCTTTCCGGCCGGCTGAGCTCCGGTTTCTTTTGCTTTTTCTGCTTCAATTTCATCGGGTGTTAGTGGTCTAATTTTACCATCTTCCGATTTATGAGTTGCTGGACTTGTTTTGTCTTTGGCATAATACCCTCTTCCTTTGTGAACTAATCCAAGTCGTTGTGCTTCTGATTCTTCTCCGCCAGCTTTTGGAGGTTCTGCTTCATTTAATAGATCATTAGAATATTGTTTACCAAAGTACTCTTCTACCCATTTATTAAAAATAGCTTCAGATTTCATTTCATTTATTAATTCTTCTGATATAGAAGATTTCTTAATCTTTTTTCTCATTTTTTTTACATTTTTGGGGGTTGGCGCTCCATTAATA